CGATCTGGCCGCCCATCAGGGTGCCCTCCAGGATCAGGATGTCGAACGTGAAGGTGGGGTTCGTCGCGGACGTCGCCGTCCCCTTCGGACGCGCCACGACCTCGACCTCCTGGCCGACCTTGCTCGACAGCAGGGCGTCGGCACTGTTCGTTCCCCAGCCCTGATTGAACATGATGCGGCAGGTGCCGTTGCGGATGCCGGCCGCGTGAACGGCGTAGCCGCCGTCATCGGCGGACGTGTCGTCGAGGTCGGCGGCGGTCGTCTTGATCTCGATCGCCTTGACCTTCGCGAGCGCCGTGCCATCCACGGTGACGACGGGGTCCAGCAGCACAGTCGTGCTCATGACTTCTCCTTGCTAGTGGTCGGTGTAGATGCGGATGCGGACGTTGCAGGCCACGTAGGTCAGTTCGCCGATGGGGAGAGCCACGTACTCATCGACGTCATGCACGTATCCCGCACCGTCGAGAGCGGCGTTGATCGCGGCGATGAACGACCCCGCGCCGGATGTCTCCACCAGGTCGTCGAGCATCGCCTGCGCGGACTCCGACGACGTCCGGCCCGTCACCAGTTGCGCGATCCACTCGCGGCCAGCTTCGCCATCAGCGGCGCCGTGCACCGTCCAGGCGCCGGGCGTGAGGATCGCGCACGGCGTGTTCACCTGCTCCGGCACGTACCGGTTGACGCGCAGCTTCCCGTCCGGTGTGGATAAGCCGGTCATGCCCTCGATCGCCGTCGCCAGCAGGTCGCGAATGTCGCCGTTGACGCTCACCCGAAACCGCCCGCACGCTGGTACGGGTCGAGCTTCGTCGTGATGTCCGGGTCACGAAGCTGCACCTGGATCGACCCCAGGTCGCCGAACGTCACCCCGAACGGGGCATCAGGACGCTTGAGGGTCCGCACAGCCAGGAGCACGGCCGCTTCCTTCACCGGCCCCGGAACGGCAGGCCAGCCCCATACCCCCGTCACGCGTACCCGATACAGCGCCCGCGACGGCCAGACGCGCCCACCGAGAGCGATCAGGTTCGTGACGGGCCACGGCTCGCCGTTCAGGATGCCGTTGATCGGGTTGCACTCGTAGTCGTCTTCGTCGACCGTGGTCCAGCCTCCGGAGCTGCCGACCTCGACGACCAGCCCGTCCGCCGCCGACACGTCGTCGATGAACACGCGCGTCGCCGTCTGTGCCGTGAACTTCCGGGCACTGGCTGACTCGGCCAGGGCGAATGTCCGGTGGCAGTGGTTATTGATCTCCGTGTCGATCGACGTCAGGATGCGCGTGATCGCCGCGTCGTACTGGGTATCCGACTCCGACAGCTGGAGCGAATCCTTGACCTCGGACAGATCCGCGTAGGTCACGTCAGCCCTTGGTCGTCCGCCGGCCGCGCGCAGTGGCCGGCTTCGGTGCGTCGCCGATCAGCGGCTTCCCGTCGACTGTCGCGTCGGCGTAGCCACGCAAGCGCAACTGCTCATCGACGGCCTCGGCCCGCGCCACCTTCCCTTGCCGCAGGTACCCGGCGCGCTCCACCAGCAGCGCACGGATCGTGTCGCTGACCGGGGCTGCCACGACGGGCTCGGCGCTCTCGGGTGCAGTCTCGATGCTGTCGTCAGCCATGCGTACCTCCAGGGTGGTGTCGGTCGTCGAGCCAGTAGTCCTTGTGATGCGGCAGCACCGCGCCCGTGTGGGCGTGGATCGGGATGCCGTGTGCTGCGAGTCGTGCGCAGAACGTGATGTCCTCGCTCATCCACGCCCCACCGACCGGGCCGTCCGCGAACCAGCACCAGTCCGGCTCCGCCGCATCCGAGCGGATCGCGTCCAGCGCTGACCGGTGCACCAGCAGGAAGCCGGCGCCGCACGCGTCGATCGGGATGATCGAGTCCGGCGGGTAGTCGTGGATCGGTGCGCCCCGACCCTCCACGGTCAGGCGGTAGATCGTCGGCACCGGGAGCGGATACGGGTCGCCGGGGTAGGCAGCGAAGTAAAGGCCCGACACGACCGGGCGTTCCGTGTCGTGCGCCGCGGCGATGACCTTGTCGAACGCGGCCACCGGCAACTGGTGGTCGGTGTCCAGCATCAGCAGCCACGCCGCGTCCGTGCGGTCCAGGAACGTCTTCACGAGCTCGTTGCGGCCACGGGACAACAGACCGTTGCACGCGATCCGGATCGTCGACTCGTGAAGTAGTGCGTCCCGCGAGCGCACCAAGCGGACGAGGTCCGCCGTCCACCGGCCATCCACGTTGCCTGGGTCCAGCCAGCCGATGACGACGCGGTCACGTGAACGCACGGGCCTCCCGTCCGGGGTTGGTCCTGGCCGCCAGCCCTGCCCCTCGCCGGGTCACGGCGAGGGGCAGGAGAGCGGTCAGGCTCAGAACGTCGGCGTGACCAGGCCGGTACCAGCGATCTTCTGGTGCCCGCCCGCGTACCGGTCGAGGTAGAACGCGTAGTAGCCGTACAGCACGAAGTCGAGCTGCAAGCCCTTCGGGTTCGTCTCCGCCCGGATGAACATCGGCGAGGACGGGTCCTCCCACAGGTGGCACTCCTCGGGCGCGACCACGTAGATCTCGTCCTCGTTCGTGCTGGCCCCGTAAGTGATCCCGATGTTCGCGTCCGTCACGACCGGGGTGCCGTCCGGGAGGTAGCCCCGGATCGACGCCGACTCCGACAGGTTCCCCACGGCGATGCCGGAGGTCTCGTTCGGAGTGCCCGGGCCGCCGACGAACGGCCAGGACGACGTGAACTGCGACGACAGCCAGCGCCACCGACGCGGGTGCATGACGACGGCCAGACCGTCGACCGTGTCGAGGAACACGCCCTCAGCGCCGGACGCGGCCTGCTGGATCTTCGCGTAGACCTCGGCCGCCGTGGGCGTGGCGTCCGTGTAGGTCACGGACGTCGCCACGTTGGTCAGACCCGACGTGGTCGCCGACAGCATCTTCGTGTCGAGGTTCTTGTTGTACCGCTTGATGAGATCCGCGAGCGTGATCTCATCGACGCCGAGACCGCGCTCGATCGCCTGCCGGCTGATCGTCTGCGAGCCCGCCGCGGTCCGCACGCTGATCGGGATCTGCGTGTCGTCCATGTCGGTCTCGGAGACCGTCTCACCCTCACTCGCCTGATCGGCGACCGAGGACCCGGTCGTGATCTTCGACAGGTACGCCGTCATGCCCTGAGGCGGCAGGTCGTGATGGTTGCAGATGTCGGCGAACCGACGACCCGCCACCGCGGCCGGAGCGTTCAGGTCGACCAGGTACTGCGGGAGCACCCAGCCGGTGTACGCGGCGGTCGTGGTCGCGCGCTCGACCTGCACGCCACGCTCGACGCGCTCCTCGTCCATGTGCCGCTCCAGACGCTCACGCGCCTGAGTGTTGCCACGGAACGCCGAGGCCACGTCGGTCAGGAACGCGGTGCCCTTGCCACGCTTGTCCTGGTCCTGCCGGTAGGTGCGCTCCTCCGCGCCGACACGGGCAACCCGGTCGTAGGCCCGGCGGTCAGCACCAGCGGTGGAGGTGGCCCGCGCCTCGCGGTCCATCTCGTCGTCGCGGTCGGCCTCCTCGGTCAGCTGACGGATCTCGTCCGCGCGCTGGTCCAGGTCGGTGTCCTGAGCGGCCTTCTCCGCGCGCAGAGCGTCGACACGCTCCTGCTCGGCCTCGGTCAGCTCGTCCTTGCCACGCAGCTCGGCGAGTGCGGTGGCGTTCTCGTTGCGCTTTGCGAGCACCTGGTCTCGCTCCGCAACCTTCTTCGCGATCAGTTCGCGCAGAGTCATGGTGAATCTCCTGTCGTGTGTTCGATGGGGATTCAGCGGTCAGGCGATAGGCGGCAGGCGAACGCGCACCGGGCATCGGGCAATCACTGATGAACCGACATGCCGAACGGCGGTCGGGGACTTTGGGTGTGGGTCAGGCGACGCGGAGCGCGGTCTCGCGCTCACGGATGTACTCGGCGGCACGGACGCGCTCTACCGCCGCGGCCTCGCTCGGAGATCGCAGCCCGCCGTCGGTGGTCGGGTTCGCGCCGTAGCCGACGATCGCGACGTCACCGCGATGGATGTCGTACTCCTCGATCCGGTACTCCGTGTAGTCCGGCGACCACTGGCCCCGGATGATCCGGAACCGGAACGACATCTCCGTGACCATCTTCGATCGCAGCTTCGGCGCGATGTACGCGACGTCGTAATCCGCGAGATCCAGCTCGGGGGCATCGACCAGCAGGCCGGCTTCCTCCTCGGCCAGCGTCAGCGTCCCGGTCAGTGTGGTCGCGATGCGTCGCAGCGACTCGTGGTCCAGGACGAGGGGGACGTCGAGGTTCGGCGTCATCAGCGACTTCGCGCCAGCACCCGCGGACACGATCTCCGTGTACGGGCCGGCCCAGTCCCACATCTCGTAGCCGCGCTCGTAGGTCGTCGCGTGTCCCGTGAAGTGCAGGCGATCCTCAGTGCTCGCCGCCCGAAGCTCAATGCCCGCCTCGGTTGCCCGCGTGTAGTTCGCCCACCCATCCACGGCACTACGCCGCTGCGACGGCCGGTCCGCTCGGGTGCGAACCTGGTCGCGCCGCTGGCGCGCGGCCTCGTGCAGGTCAGTCATCGGTCCTCCATGAGCAGGAGCAGGGCGAGGTCGTCGCGTTGCTGCCGGTAGGTGCGGATGGTGTGGACGCGGGCGGCGCGGGTCGTGATGACGCTCACATGTCGGGCGCCGCGCCGGATCGTCGCGGCCCGAGCGGGTGCCTGACGCGACACGCAGACCGTCGTCCGCGAGGCCGTCGACGCCCTGCCGGCAGTCGCCCGCTCGGTGCGGAGCGTGACGTGACGGCGACTACCGAGTCGCGTTGTGGCCGCGACGTGGACGGTGCGCGGCTGCGGGAGTCGCGGCGTGACGAACGGCCGCCGGAACGGGCTCGCGACGTGCTCGTCGACAACCGGGTGCCCCGCATCTTGGGTGGTGGTCCGCGTGTTCCGCAGCAGGATCAGTAGCGTCACGACTCGCCCCTCAGATGTAGGACGACAAGACCTTGACCTCGGACGCGGCGACGGCGGTCGTGTCGGTGTCGGCCGCCGCGGCGGTGATCGCGAGCGCGATCCCGGTGGCGAACCGGTAGCCCTGCGACCCGAACGGGACCGTGACAACAGATCCAGCCGGGATTGGGATCGTCAGCACGGGCACGTCCGTGCCCACGGTCGGGGCGCTGGCCTTGTTGTAGAGCTTTAGGTAGCGAACCGCGGCGTTTGTGTTCGACGCGGTGATCGAGTAGAGGGTGCCCGCGCTGGTCTTGACCGCCGTCGCATTCGTGCTCGCCGCGGAGTTGACCGCGGACGGGGTCGGGGTGGCCGGCGTCGTCGTCGCGGTGCCCGACACGCTCATGGTGCTGTTTGTCGAGTACGTCTGCACCGCGCTCGCAGGCGCCGACGAGAGGGTGAGGCCGACGACGGCCGTGCCCGACGTGTACGCCGTCGACCGGACGCGGATCTGTGTCCAGCCGGTTAGGTCCACGAGGTAGGAGATAGACGCGTTCGAGGTGATGACGCCCGTCGTCGTCGCGGGCGCTGTGAGCGAGTCGCGGCGAGCGACCACGACGCCGAACCAGTTCGTGCCGTCGTCGCTGACCTGGACGGTGAGGTTCACGCCCGCGTAGGTACCGCGGACCGTGAGGAGCGCCGTCGTGTAGTCGGCGCAGGACCACGGGCCGAGCGTCGTGCTCGACGACGTGATGTTCCCGGTCCGCCATGTCGATTCCGCTGGGGAGACGACGAGCGCACCATCCGACGTGATGTCGACTGCGGCACCACCCGCGTCCACGATTTGCGTCTTCTGCGTCCCGTCCGTCAGGGTCGCGTCCTTCGCGAGCCCGGTCTCCGGGTTCGCCGTCGGGTTCGACACGGTCACGGTGCCGGACACCGGCTGCGTCACCGTCGACCCGTCGACCTTGACGGCGCCGGACGCGGACACCGCAGCGACATTTGCGCCCGTCGCTGGGTCGCCGATCGCCACGACCTGACGGTGGTCGCCGTTCTCGACGGTCCGCGTGTCGACCTGCGCATCCGTGCCGGTCGTGATGCCGATCGAGGAGTCAGACATCAGTCCTGCTCCTCGACCAGATCACCGGCGCCGATCACGACCACGCCACCGTTCGCGAACACTTCACGGTCGACTCGCATTGAGCCAAGCAGGTCGCCGCCGGACGCGGCCGACCAGTACGCCAGATACTCCACGACCGAGCCCGCCGGCACGACGATCCGCAGCTGGGCCGCGTTCACCATCCGGCCCTCGGTCGGCGGCGACCACGACAGCGGTACACGGGCGCCCGCCTGGCCCACCCCGTCATCGCCCGCGCATGCCGCGAGGAACGTTGCCGCGCTGGCGAAACCGGCCAGGCGCGCGGCGCGCCCGTGGTCACTGAGCCCCGGCATCGCTCACCCCTCCACGTACCGCACGCCGTCCGCCGCGTACTCCACGCGCCGGGACTTCGCCTGCACCGCAGCAGGAGTCGACTTGTTCGGGTTGCCGAACAGCCGGTCGAACTCGGCGAGCTGGTCAGGCGTGAACGGTTCGCGGTTGTCCAGTTCACGTGCCTCGGAGGGCGCTATCATGCGGTCCTTGATCTGCTGGCCGAGCATCGTCGACGCAGCGGCCGGGTCCATCCGGAGTAGTGCCTTCGTGGCGAACTTGACGAACCGCGGCCCTGGGGTCAGCCGCGAGAGGGCGCGCTCACGTCGGATGTACGCCGGACCCAAGTTGATGACCAACAGCTGCACGTTGCGCTGCGTGATCGACGCGTAGGTGATCGAGCCGGTCGAGGTCTCCGCATCGATCATGTCCCCGGGGACTGAGAGGAACCGCGCCGCGTCGGCGATGCCGAACTTCATGCTGTCCAGGAACATCACGGTCGACGCGTCGACCGCCTGCATGTTGTACTCCCAGTCGCGGCCGGTGACGAACACGTCCCGGTTCGCGACCGCGGCCTTCCACTTCGCCTTGACCTCGCTCGATTCGGACTCGTTGATCGTCGGCTTGATGGTGTTCCGGAGTTGCCCGACCGGGGCCGCGTCAGCGCCGAACCACGCGGCGGCGAACTCCTGCGCCGACAGGTACGTTCCGATGCTCCACGCCGCGTGCGCGATTGGAGACAGACCAACGTGGAGCCCGGCCGCTGTGTACTGTCGCTCGTGCCAGATCTCGTCCGGTTCATACCGCTTGCCGTCTATCAGGTAGTGGTCCAGCAGCCCGTTGCGCACGACGACCGTCACGGTTGAGGCCGGCACTAGTTCGATGACGAGTGGCAGTCCAAGGCCATCGCGTCGCGTGATGATCCCGAACGTGTTGCCGTATCGGTCGAGGTCAGCCTGCGTGCCCCACAGCCATTCCTCGATGCCGCGGCCGTCGGGCGTCACGAGGACGGGGGGCTTCGTGACCTCCACCTGGACGCCGCCCACGTTCCGGTAGACGTCTAGCGGCGTCGTGCTGATGAGGTCCGCGCGCAACCGGATGCACGCCCACACGGCCGACGACCGGAGCGCGGTGTCTCCGGTCACGTTCGGTAGTGACAGCGACGACCGGAGCGAGCGACCGGACAGCGCGATGCCATCCCCGAGAGTCAGGGTGCGGTCGCGGAACAGCAGACTCACAATCCGCCTCCGCTCATCCGCCACGACACACCGAGACCGCACACGCCCGCCACGATCAGGCCCGGCCCGAGGCCGAGCCACAGTCCGACACCGACCGCTACTGCGGCCATGCTCAGGACGTCCAGCGCCGACGTGCGGACAGCCCTCACGCCACCGAGGAACCGACGTCGTAGTCCGCTGAACCGACCAACTCGTCCAGCACCCACAACGCCTCCGTGATCGCGACAAGTCCGCTGATGTCGATGGGGGAATCACGCCGGTCCAGCGCCCAGGCTTGGCCGACACGGCGAGACACGGCCAATTCGACTTGCTGATGCAACGCCGGGTCTCCGAGATGCCGGACGCGGCCAGCCTTGATCGCGTCGTACATCGAACCCGCCGCCTTCACGACGTCACTGCCGTTCACCGGATGCACCGGACAGCCGATGCCCTCCAGCTCGTTCGCCAGGCTCGACGCGGGTGCGCCCGTCCCCTGCAACGTCACCGCGATCGGTGCCCAGCGGCGGACCCGTTCCCGCAGCCACGCGACCACCGTCGTCGGGTCCAACACGCCGATGACCTGGACGTGCACCAGGCCGTCAGCCCGAGTCCCCGCGACAGCGACAGACGCGACGCTGCGGTCCCACGACAGATCCACCCCGAACACGAGATACGCGCCGTCCTGGACCTCGCTAGCCTCGTCCGCCAGGTTCGCCCAGTCCGCTGCCGGCAGTGCCGACGGGACGATCTGCGCGACGTGCTGACACAGCACCTCAGTGCGGTAGATCGGCTCCGGGTCCGACTCCGCAGCCGCCCGGATCGCCTCGATCGTCAGGTCCGTGTAGCCAACCGACGGGTTCGCCTGCGCCTGTGCGGCCGGGTCGTTGATGTCGCAGCCCGGCGCACCCGACCACTCGAAGATCGCGATCGTCGTCTCCGGGTCATCAACCCGCGCCGTCGCCCGCTCCTGCTGGTCGTTCAACACGACCGACTTGTCGTCGCCCGCGTTCGTCAACGCCACCACGAGGCCGTCACGCTGCGCCATCGTCGTCTTCGTGATCGCGCCCCACGCGTCCCACGTCTGATGCTCACGCAACTCGTCGAGAATCGCCAGCTTCACCGTCAGCGAACGACCGCCGCGACGGTTCGCTGCCTGCACCTTGTACCGCTCGCCGCCGGTTAGGACCAGCGCCTTCTTGCCGTTCGTCCGGTTCACGTCCGCGATCTCGGCCGCGAGATCAGGCACACCCTCGGCTATGTCGACCGAGCCCTGCCAGCACTCCTCGGCGATGTCGAGGTTCTGCGCCGTCCCGAGCACCAGCGTCGCGCCATCGAGGTACAGCGCCCACAACGCGAGCACCTGAGCCCACAGCGTCTTGCCGTTCTGTCGGGCGATCAGGATCAAGATCGTCCGGAACCGGTATCGGCCGTTGGGCAGCAGCTCGAGCGCGTGCACGTAGAGCCACTTCTGCCACGGCGTCAACGTCACGCCCAGGACATCCTCGGCAAACGCGATGATCTCGAAGCCCCGCGTCGTCTTCGGTGTCAACTTCCGCAGCGGCTTCGTGAAGACCCGCGGCTCCGTGCACCCGAGCAGCGGCTTAGCTTGCGCGGCCACGACCCTCACGAAGCTGCGCGAGCTTGCCCTTCACCTTCGCCTCAACGCCCAGGGCCTTGCGCGATCCCGGGGTGCCGCCGAGTTCCTTGAGGGTCGAGAGCAACTGCGGGCCGATCCACCCGATCGCCTTGGCGTCGCCGTCCTCAATCGCGACCGCCTGCTCTCGTGCTAGCTGCGCGGCGGCATGGTCCGACTCAGTCAGCCAGTCCATGTCGGCGATCGCCTCGTCAACCGCTTCGACGAGGGAGGCTGGGGGCTTGCGGGCTGGCAGATTCGTGACCTTGGCAGCCACGGCGACCTCCCGGATGGGGTACCCCAGCTCGGGGGGAGAGTTTTGGAAAG